TCCATTTTCTTTGCTCCTATGGTGTTATGAATTGCCATGCGAAAATTAATGCAAAGATTAAAACGCATATGGCAACGTCATTAAGTTTTATGTTCTTGATGATTGTGATTAGCTCTGAGATTGTCATAGTACAGGCTCCAATTAAAAATCCAAGTAAGCATTGCCGGGAATAGTTTTAAAGCCATTCTCGATAGTAACGCCGTAAGCGGTGGCAAACTCTAGCAGGTCATTATCAGTAGCACAGCCGCCATCCTGGTTAATCCACTCACCATGCCAATTTAATGATATATCGCCGTTTGGATCTGAAAAACCGCAATCCTCATTAATTACGTTGTAATATTCAGCGTGATCATCAAGCTTGAATAGTTTAGCGTCCGTGTAACCGCCTCTAACGTCCGCGCCGCCGTGAATTTGAATTAACATATAATTTTCGCCTTCAAGCTCAAGCTCTTGACCTTGTATCACTTGACTATGATTAGCAGCCCAGTTGTAAGTATTGAAAGCTTGACCCTTTTCTGTAAAACCTTTTCTAGTGAGCCACTCTTGCCCGGCTGTTGAAACGCCGTAGTAATCGCCGTGCCAATCCTCAACAGGCATTGCATTAAATTCGTCGCATAATTCGTCAAGCTCTAACGCGCCGCTGGTTAATAAATGAAATACATTTACAGTTGGTAAAATTTCAACAGTCGTTTGACCTTGAAATTCGTTTACATATATTTCTGCGGTTGCACTTGGTTGCGCTCTAAAGCTTTCAACAGTTTGGCCTTGGTTGCGTTGCCAAGCTCTACCACTAGCGCCGCCGCTATCGAGCATATGAGTACCAGTGTTTTCTGTTAGCATTGCAGCTATTAAGTTTTCTGTATTAGACATTGTATACCTCTTTGTTGTTATGACTTCATAATACATAATTGACATATTGTGTCAATAGTAATTATTTATTGTGTTAAGTGGCGTTATGATCTATATAGGAAATATACAAAGTTCTTGCCTGTTAACTTTGTATGCCTCAATAACTAGCCTCTACCTGGTTAGGTTTAACACTGCGACGGTAGGGGCCTTTTTAAAGGGATCAAGATTGAGTAGACGTAGTGTAAATACAGTCATTATGGAGAAAATCGTTGACCGCCTGGCATCAGGCGAGACGCTTGTTGACATCACAAAAGATAAGGCAATGCCGAGCTATAGAGCCGTTACAAGAGCCGTCGCAGCTGATGAAGATTTATGGGCGCTTTATCGCAAAGGGCGTATTCTCCAAGCTGAATATTACGCTGATCATATCAATAGATTAGCTATGGAGCCATTACCTAAAGGTGATGTGCGTTTTCTCAATGCTGAGGTAAACAGACGGCGGTTGGAAATAGATGCGCTGAAATGGACGACAGCTCGCAATCAGCCATTCGGCATCCGTGACAAGAAAGAGGATCAACCACAAGCTCAGACCTTTACTATTTCTTGGAGTGGAGGAGATACGGCGGTTAATGCACATGAGGACGAAGAGGTCTTGCATTGAACGTACTAGCCAACATCCTGAGCGACCGAGCTACGCGCGTGAATGACAAAACGTTTTCGCATAATAGGAATTATGTTAACAAAACGCTATATTTGCTGTAGTTTGCCGCATTTTTGGCAATACAGACCCCCCACCCTCCCAAAATCACCGCGCCACTTCTTACTACATAATATACCTGCGGAGCAGTTACCGTGCCACACACACTGACCCCAGACCAACACGCAATGCTAGGTCATCTCTCAGCGCTGCGGAGAAGCGTTGTAGAGGGCGAAAGCCATCAGGAGCAGTTTGAGGCTGCGGTATTGCTTATTGATCTGTACGAGGCTATCTTAGAGGTTAATGGCATATTGATATATGAAGATCAGGAGAGGATTGTTCGGCAGTGACGCATATAGAGATACCGTATCAGCCGCGTCCGTTGCAGATGGAGTTGCACAATGAGATGCAAGAGAAGCGGTGGGGTGTTGTTGTATGTCATCGAAGGTTTGGAAAGACTGTTTGGGCGATCAATCATATATTAAGGCATTCTCTTCTTAGCAACAAGAGTAACCCGAGGTATGCGTATATGGCTCCTACGTATAGGCAAGCTAAGAATGTGGCTTGGGATTATCTGAAGCATTTTGCTGGTAAGATACCGAATGTGAAGTTTCATGAGACGGAGTTGCGGTGTGACTTGCCTACTGGTGGTAGGATTAGTTTGTTGGGTGCTGAGAACCCGGATAGTTTACGTGGGATATATTTGGATGGTTGTGTTATGGACGAGGTTGCTGACATGCCAGAGAGTGTGTTTCCAGAGGTATTGAGGCCGGCATTATCTGATAGGAAGGGATTTTGTATATTTGTGGGAACACCGAAGGGGCATAATGCTTTCTTTGATTTTTATGAACAGGCTGCATCTAGTGATGATTGGCTGTCTGCGGTGTATAAGGCGAGTGAGACAGGGATATTAGATGAGGAAGAGTTGGATGCTGCTCGTGCTATGATGTCTGTGGATCAGTATGCTCAGGAGTTTGAGTGTAGTTGGAACGCGAATGTTCCTGGTGCTATTTATGGCAAGGAGTTGGAAGAGGCTACGATAGGGGGTCGTATTACAAATGTACCGTATGATCCTAGTCATAAGGTAGATACCTGGTGGGATTTAGGTGTTGGGGATAGTACGGCGATTTGGTTTACGCAGAATGTGGGTCGTGCTGTTCATGTGATAGATTACTATGAGAATAGGAATGAGGGGTTGCCGCATTATTGCCAGCTTCTCAATTCTAAGCAGTATTTATATGGAACGCATAATGCACCGCATGATATAGAGGTGCGTGAGTTGGGGAGTGGTAAGAGTAGACGAGAGGTTGCGTGGGATTTGGGTTTGAATTTTAGGGTTGTTCCTAAGCTTCCTGTTGAGGATGGGATACATGCGGCTCAGATGCTGATACCAAGGCTTTGGTTTGATCGTGATAAGTGTAAGCAAGGGTTGGAGTGTTTGCGGCAGTATCATAGGGCGTATAACGATAGAACGCGGACATATCGAGCTACCCCGGTGCATGACTGGTCAAGTCACTCAGCCGATGCGTTTAGATACCTTGCGGTGGGTTTAAGAGAGAGTGGGCCAAGTCATAAAGCCCCACAAGTACAAGCGGTGATGGATTATGACCCATTTGCAGCTTAATACGAAAGAATATTGCGTAGCGCAGATTTCGGACGTGCCAGAGGTGGTTGAGTTGTGTGCGAGGTTTCATAAGGAGAGTTGGCAAGTGTTTGCAGACTTTGATTATGATAAAATGACGAGTTGGATTGTTGAGAGGGTGCGGAATGAAGAGGATCAAATCTTCTTGGCAAAAAAGCACGGAGAGGTCATAGGTGTGTTAATTGGGATGATTTTTTCGTTTCCGTATAGTAACACACTAGTCGGGGGCGATTATATCTGGTATGTTGTACCTCAAGAGCGCGGTGGAATAGCTGGTGTAAGGCTTATGAAGATGTTTGAAGCGTGGGCTAAAGAGAATGGTGCGGTTCGTGTTATGACAGGTGCAACGTCTGGTATTGCGTCAAATAGGGCTGCTAGGTTAATGATGCGTTTAGGCTTTGAGCCTATGGGTTCGTTTATGCAGAAGGAGATATAATATGGGTGGTTTATGTAGAACAGATCCAAGGCCGGCGGCAAGGCCCCCTGGTGCACCTGATAAATCACCACTTAGAAAAATCAGAGATGATTTTCTTATGGATACTGGTCTAAAGCAAAAAGACGCGGATTATTATTCTCGATTGCCGGGGCGCACAGAAGCAGCGAAAGCAGAGCAAGAGCGCTTGAAAGAAAAACGAAGTAGAGAACGTAGGCGTGAAAGAACAGAGGCTGCGGCAACTCCAGTAGCGGAGACGCCAGTGGAAGAAACGCCTGTAGCAGAAACGCCAGTAGAGGATACCACTCCAGAAGTTCCTGAGCCTCCAGTAGATTTTACTGAAGTTGTAGAGCCAGAAGATACAGTTGCGGATACAACGTATAAAGGTGGAGAAGTAGAAGTTGGCGATGTTGTGGACAATCGCGTTGTGACGAGCAAGACAGAAGCTGAGGCTATTGAAAGCACTGGTAGAGGTAGAAGATCTACGATTGCAACAAGCCCTAAAGGTTTGCTTGGCACAGGAGAGCCGGGCACAGTTAGAAAAAGAAGATCCTTAATGGGTGGCGGTTTAATTAGATGATTATGTATCGTAGAAACATTGCTGGTGAAATGGGTGCGAAGTCGGCGCAACCTGCGAAGCGGCGTGCGGATATGACGGTTGATCCTTTAGAGCGTCTTAATCAAAAGATGGCTGGTAGAACACAGGGTGGTTCTACGGAAGGGTTGGCAACGACTAACAAGAAGAAAAAACGCTCTTTAATGAATAATTATGGAATGATGTAATGGCACAGATCTCACCGTTGATAGCGCAACTAGACAGACGTTTTAAGTCTTTGCAAAGCACACGTTCTAATTGGGAGCGTCATTGGCAAGAATTAGCGGATTATATGTTGCCGCGAAAAGCAGACATAACCAAGAAAAGAACGCAAGGTGATAAACGTACAGAACTGATCTATGACGGTACAGCAATCCATGCTGTAGAGCTTTTATCGTCTAGCTTGCATGGTATGCTTACTTCGCCAAGTACGCCTTGGTTTTCTATGCGGTATCGAGATCCATCACTACAAAATGACGATATGGCAAATGAGTGGTTGGAATTGTGCTTGGATCAAATGTACCAGGCGTTTCACAGATCTAACTTTCAACAAGAGATACATGAGCTTTATTATGATCTTGTGGTGTTTGGCACTGCTGCTTTCTATGTAGAGGGTGACAAAGAGGGTTTACGGTTTTCGTGTCGGCACATTGCAGAGATAACGATTGCTGAGGATGCGAATGGTCAAGTAGATACAATCTATAGAAAGTTTAAGATCTCTGCTCGTGCGGCAGCGCAGCGTTTTGGTGAGGACAAGTTGCCAGCACAAATGGCAAAAGACTTCAAGAATGAACCGCATAAGGAACATGAGATTGTCCATGCGATATATCCGCGTGGAGAAACAAAGGGACGTAAAGCGCAAAACAAACCAATAGCGTCTGTTTATTATCATGCTGACACAAGGCAGTTATTGTCTGAGGGTGGCTTTGATGATTTTCCGTTTATGGTTCCGCGTTTCGTAAAAGATAGCGTAAGTACGTATGGCAGAAGCCCAGCAATGAACGCACTGCCAGATGTAAAGATGCTAAACAAAATGTCAGAAATAACAATCAGGGCAAGTCAGAAACAAGTTGACCCACCTCTGATGGTTCCAGATGACGGATTTATGTTGCCTGTAAGAACAACACCGGGGGCGTTGAATTTTTACAGAACAGGCACAAGAGATAGGTTAGAGCCTTTAAATATTGGAGCAAACAATCCTCTCGGTTTAAACATGGAAGAGCAGAGACGTAATGCAATACGTCAGGCTTTCTATGTGGATCAGTTGTTGATGTCGCAAGGGCCAGCGATGACAGCGACTGAAGTGTTGCAGCGAAACGAGGAAAAGATGCGGCTATTAGGACCAGTTCTCGGTAGGCTCCAGTCCGAATTGCTCCAGCCCCTTATCTCCAGATCTTTTGCGCTGCTGCTCAGGAACGGACTCCTCCCAGCCGCGCCTGAGCAACTACAAGGCCAAGACATTGATATTGAGTATGTCTCACCGCTTGCCAAGGCTCAGAGGCTTACAGATTTACAGTCAATGTTGCGTGGCTTTGAGGTAATGATGCAGGTGGCAGAGATTGCGCCTGTCATGGATTATCTCGATGATGATAAGCTTGTGCAGTATCTCGTGGAGGTTACAGGTATCCCGGCACGAGTGATCAGAAGCAATGAAGAGGTACGGCGTTTGCGTGAAGAGAAAGCAGAGCAAGAAGCGGCGCAGCAAGCAATGCAGCAACAGATGATGCAAGCAGAGACCGCGCAAAAAGTAGCGCCACTGATTAAAGCAGCAGGGGCTGTTGAGTAATGAAAGAGATAGAAGAGTTAAAATTGACTTATAGACGCACGTTCAACACAGAGGACGGCGAAAGAGTGTTGAGTGATCTCAAGTCCAGATTTGGATTTGAGGCAACCACGTTTACTGGCGATCCTTATCAATCTGCATTTAACGAAGGACAACGAGCGGCACTGCTGCTGATCGTCAGGATGTTGTCCGAAGGGAAGGAACCGCAATGAGCGAAGAGGCAATCCAAGATACTGGATCTCAAGAAGCTGCACCAGAAGCTGTTGTAGCACAAGCTGCACCAGAAACCGCACCAGTGGGCTTTTTAGAAAGCTTACCAGAAGAGCTACGTAATGAACCATCACTACGTAACTTTACTGATCCCGGTGCATTAGCAAAAAGCTATGTACATGCACAACGCATGATTGGAGCCGACAAGGTAGCCATACCTGGTAAATCTGCAACGCCAGAGGAATGGCGTGAGGTGTTTACAAAACTCGGCGCACCACAAGAAGCAAATGCCTATGAGTTTGCAGAAAGTGAAGTTTCCGTAAGTGATGATCTTGTTGGAAACTTTCGTCAACGTGCATTGACTGCTGGTCTTACAAATGCACAAGCAAATGAAATGATGGGATTTGTCAGAGATACAATTAGTGGCTTAGAAAATGATATGACTGAGACCACAGAAAAAGCTTTGTACGAAGGTGAGCAAGAATTACGTCAGGAATTTGGGCAAGCGTTTGAACAACGTGTTGAACTGGCACAAATGGCGGCGAGAGACTTGCTTGGCGATACAGAAATCTTTGATCAGATTACTTTATCGGACGGACGAATGTTAGGGGATCATCCAATGGTTGTAAAGATGTTTTCACAGCTTGCAGAACAAATTGGAGAAGATAACCTTGAAGGCGCACCATCAGAGCTTATAATGACACCACAAGAGGCTCAACGTCAAATTTCAGAGATGACTAGACGAGATGGGCCATATTGGGATAAGATGCACCCAGAGCATGACACTTACATTCAAGAAGTGTTACGTCTCAGGGAGTATGTTTAGTGGATAACCGCAAGGCCCACGACAAAGCTTGTAGACAAGCGGAATAGCTGCCCTAAGCAGTAGCATTGGCCCCTCTGGGACAACCAGGCGAAGTAAACCCGAAACTGAAACTGTAAAGGAGAGACGTAATGTCAACCCAAATTACTACAGCTTTTGTCAATCAGTTTTCTTCAAACGTCCAAATGCTATCGCAGCAAATGGGTTCTCTATTGCGTACTGCGGTAGATTCAGAAAGCGTGAATGGCGAAAAAGCTTTTTTTGACCAAGTGGGTGCAGCATCTGCTGTCCTACGTACTTCACGCCATGCGGATACGCCGTTGGTGGAAACACCACACAGCAGACGTATGGTAACAATGTCAGATTATGAGTACGCTGACTTGATCGACGATCAGGACAAAGTGCGTTTACTTGTTGATCCGACTTCAACCTACAGCCGTGCAGCAGCAGCAGCTATGGGTCGTGCTATGGATGATGTAATCATCACAGCGGCGCTTGGTACTGCAAACACTGGTAAAGACGGTAGCACTTCTACAGCGCTTCCATCAGGCCAGAAAATTGCTCATGGTTCTGCTGGTTTGACTATTGCCAAACTAGTAAGTGCTAAAGAAATACTTGATGCAGCAAGTGTTGATCCGTCAATACCACGTTACATCGTTGTATCTCCAAAGCAAATCAGTGATTTGTTGAACAACACAACCGTGACTTCAAGTGATTTCAATACCGTTAAGGCTTTGGCTCAAGGTGAAATCAACTCGTTTGTGGGTTTTCAGTTCATCGTATCTAACCGTTTGAACACAGACAGCAACAGTGACCGTCAGGTTATTGCGTTTGCGTCAGATGGTATTAAGCTTGCTGTTGGTAAAGAACCAGCCGCACGTATTGATGAACGAGCCGACAAGTCATATTCAACGCAAGTCTACTACTGTCAGTCTATCGGTGCTACACGCATGGAAGAAGAAAAAGTAGTAGAAATTGCTTGTAACGAGTAAGGAGACTGAAAAATGGCTACTGTTTATTCGACACAGCGAACTAATTCACGAGCTACTCCAGCCGTGATGAACAAAGCAAATGAGCTAGGTGGACGTATCCGCGTTGCTCATGGCACATACGAAGCATCTTCATTAGCGTCTGGTGACGTTATTGAAATGTTTATTCTTCCAGATGGCGCAAGATTGCTAGAAGGATCACTTGCACATGATGCAATGGGTTCATCTACAACTTTGTCAGTTGGTTATGCTGCACACACAGACGCTGACGGTTCTGCCGTATCTGCATCTGCTGCGGCATATAAGGCTGCGGCTGCGTCTACATCTGCACAGAAGGTAGACATTCTTGCTACTTTGGCTCTAGGCTCAGGCACAGAGACAAATACCAATGAAGATGGTGTTGCTATCACAGTTACTATGGGCGGCGCTGCCGGAACTGGTACTGTAGAGCTAACCATCAAGTATGTGGTTGACTAACTAGGATGGGGCGGTTCGCCGCCCCTTCTTCTACACGGCGATAGTTGATGGCAAGTACGGTTGATCTAGCCAACTACGCACTTAATCTTTTAGGAGCGTCAAACATTTCTAGCTTTTCTGAAAACAGTAAAGCAGCTCGTGTTGTTAATCAGTTTTACGAAGGAACGCGAGATGCGGTGTTTAGATCACACCCTTGGAATTGTTTAATTACAAGAGTGGAACTTGCACAAGATAGCACTGCACCTGGTTTTGGGTATACGTATCAATACGCACTTCCAGCAGACCCATTTTGTTTACGAGTTTTAGAGTTTAGCAATGGCTCTCTGTCGTATCCGCAAGATAATATGACGAACAACTCTGGCGGTCCTGTATTTGTAATAGAAGGTCGTAAGCTTCTTACAGATGAGGGAACAGCTAAGATAAAATACATTGCAAAGATTACTGATCCACAGCAATACGATCCAAGCTTAATACAAGCTTTATCTGCTCGATTAGCTGCTAACATTGCATATGCAATTACAGGTTCTAACAGCGTTGTACAGACAATGTATGCCAAGTATGAAGCTGAGGTTAAGGAAGCACGGTTTAACGATGCCACAGAGGGCGCACCTCAACGGCTAGAAGCAAGTGATTTTATTGAGAGTAGGTTTTAGGAATGGCAAGAAGCGCACCTGCCCTAAGTTCTTTTACTGCTGGTGAGATAAGCCCTAGATTAGAGGGCAGAACGAATATTGAGAAATATCGTGAAGGATTATCAGATCTTACGAATATGGTGGTGATGCCTCATGGTGGTGTAACAAGACGCCCCGGTACTGAGTATTTAGGTGAGGTGAAGAGTAGCTCTGTCAAAACAAGGCTTATTCCGTTTCAGTTTAAAACAAGCGATACGTATATTCTTGAGTTTGGTAATCAGATTATGCGTGTGTTTCGTAATGATCTACAGGTTTTAAACTCTTCCGCGAAAACGATTACTGCCGCAACAAAGGCAAACCCCGGTGTATTCACAAGCTCTAGTCACGGTTTTAGTGATGGTGACGAGGTGTATGTTGATAGCTTGGGTGGTATGACAGAGGTTAATGGTAGGAATTATTTAATAGCAAATTCAACGACTAATACGTTTTCTTTGCAAGATCTCTTTGGAAATGACATAGATACTACCAACTTTACGACTTACACATCTGGCGGCACTGCAACAGAAATCTTTGAAGTAGCAACGCCATATTCTGAAGCTGACTTATTTGATATTAGATTTGCTCAATCTGCGGATACAATGTATCTTGTGCATCCGTCATATGATATACGCACCTTAACAAGAACGGATCACAATGCGTGGAGTTTCGCTACACTTTCTATTACTGGATCTCCCTCACCAGGATTAAGTGGATCGGACAATAGGCCAAGTTGTGTTTCGTTTTTTGAGCAAAGACTTGTGTTCGCAGGTACAAATAATAATCCGCAAAGTATTTGGTTTAGCAAAAACGGTGATTATACAAACTTTACAGTTGGCACGGCTGCTGACGATGCGTTAATCTATACCATTGCATCAAACCAAGTTAATGCTATTCGCTATCTCTCTGCAACAAGAGTGCTTACGATTGGTACATCTGGTGGTGAATATGTGCTTACGTCAACAAATGATGGACCTATAACACCCACAACAACATTGATACGTAAGTATTCTAACTATGGATCAGCTTCGATAGAGCCTGTGCAAGTCGCTGATGTGACTTTGTTTGTGCAACGTGGCGCACGTAAGGTTAGAGAGTTTAAGTTTGTCGGAGATGTAAATACTGGTGGCTACAACGCACCAGACATGACGATATTGGCAGAGCATATCACAGATGGTGGTCTAACACAGTTTGCGTATCAACAAGAACCAGATAGTGTTGTGTGGGCTACAAGAACAGATGGTACGCTTATTGGCATGACGTATCGCCGTGAAGAAGAGGTTGTTGCGTGGCATAAGCATGTGATCGGTGGTACATTTAACAGTGGACAAGCTGTTGTTGAAAGCATTGCAACATTGCCGTCTGATAGTGGTGAAGATGAATTGTATATGATTGTGAAGCGTACAATCAACAGCGTAACAAAAAGATATGTTGAGAAGCTAAAAGTATTTGACTTTGGCGCAGATACAACGGCTGCTTTCTTTGTGGATAGTGGATTATCGTATAGTGGCAGTGCAACAACCACATTATCTGGGTTATATCATTTGCCCGGTGAAAGTGTTTCAATACTAGCCAACGGTGCAAGCCATCCTGACAAAACGGTTGCATCTGGCGGTGTTACACTTGATTTCTCTGTAACTACTGCCTCTGTTGGGTTTGCGTTTACAAGCAACCTAGAAACATTACGTATTGAAAGCGGTTCTGTTGACGGCACAAGTCAGGGTAAACCAAAGCGTATTCATGCAATTACATTGAGATTGTTCGAAACAGTCGGTGTAGAAGTTGGTAATAGTGTATCTGACTTAGATCGTATACCATTTAGAGATAGTTCTATGGATATGGATACAGCCATACCATTGTTCACAGGAGACAAAGAGATAGAGTTTCCTGGTGGGTTTGAAGATGATGACCGTATTTTTGTGAGGCAAACGCAACCACTACCATTGACGGTATTGGCGTTGTTCCCACGCATGAATACATTTGATTTGTGAGGTAGATTATGGGCGCTATTTGCACAGGAATACAAGTTGTCACAGGATTAACTGGCGCTATCAAACAGAAAAATGCGTCTGATAAAGCTGCTGAGAAAGCGCAAGCTGCTGCAAACTTCAACGCAGAAATGATTGAGCGCGATATTGGTTTGCTTGAAAGACAACGCGGTATTATCAATGCACAGTTTGCTATTGACCAAGTAAGAGATCGAACTGCATTTGAAAGGGATGTACAAAGTACAGCACGAGCCGGGTTTGGTTATGCTGGCTTTGATATGAGTGGCGGTACACCACTTGCTGTATTGCGTATAAATGCCAGAGAGTTTGATTATCAAGCGGCTGTCAATGAGTTTAACAATGAAATGACAAACATGCAGATAAGTGACGAACAAGAAAACGCACGTCTTAATGCTGAGTTAGCACGTATGGAAGGTGGTGGTGCTGCTGCTAGTTTGCGTGCTCAAGGCACTGCATCGCTAATAAGTGGGTTAGGTCAAGTAGCAGGTCTTGGCTATCAACGCGGAATATTCGGTTCTGGTCCACAATATTCTACAAGAGCGTCAGGATCTAACTTTACAACTAGCCCACGCCCAATGCCACGTCCTTTGTTGAGGTAAGAACATGAGAATACCAGTATATCGAGCAGAAGGAAGAGTAAGTACAGACATGCCGGGGCGTCCTATACGTGCAAGGCGAAGTGTGGCTAGAGAAGCTGAACAGGAGTTGGCAAAGGCTGCGCCAGCAAAGGCTGCGTTGGCTGCAATTGGTGAATACGCCGAAACACGCTACAAGATGGAAACAAAGAACAATCTTGATAATGCGTTGCTAGATGCACAAGAGGCGTTGCGTGAGAGACGTGAAGAGCTTGCCAAGTCAGATCTGTATGGGAATGTTCTTGACGGTGATGATCCAATATGGACGCGAGAAACAAGTAAACTACAGCGTGAGTTATCTGAAAAAGTAGGGCGTGATAGATATGCACAGCAGCAGTTTCAATCAGGTTTTCGTCAGTTAGAAATACAAAACAGATATGCCTTACGTGGTGACATTGATCGTCGTGTTGAGATTGCCTCTTTGCAAAACAGAGAAAGAAAGCTTACGGATGTTGAGAACCAAATAGCAAATGGTCAGGATCTCAGTGTCATATCTATGGCATTGCAAGGTGTTGTAAACGATACACAGAAAATGGCACAGATAAAGGCTGGTGATCTTAGCAGTCTCACAAAGCAACAATACGCTATGATTTACAACGGTACGATACGTGCGCTTACAAACTATGCCGATAGTTCAGAAAGCGGTGTACGCGCTATTGATGAAGTAAGACGTGCGTTACGTGATGGATTACCTGCTGATTTATTTGATCCACGCGAAGAAGAAATGCCTATGGGTGAAAAGGCTATAACATCCTCTCAAGCTGCATACGTCTACGGATTGATGAAAATGCTTGATCCATCAGACCAGGTAAAGATGTTAAAAGCTGTTGGCGGTCAACAGACGTTTTTAGAAGGTCCAACTATTGCAGAACAAAAATTACAAGATCTTGCAGAAATTTATAGAAGTGAATTATCATCATCAATAAGTGTTTATGCTGACAATTTGCCTACGCAAACCCTATCGGAAGAAACAATACTTGATTTAGAAACAAATGTCGCAAGCATACTGCCAAATATAGAACCCGAAAAGGGCGCTAAAATGGTAGAAGATCTTAATGATTTAAAGCAACTTAATTCTTTGAAGATTGGTTTAGGACGAGAAGCCACATTAAAAAATATAGACGCTTATGTTGATTTTTACGCAAAAGGAGTAAAAGGGCGCGGTGGAGAAGGTATTGACACAAAGTTTGAAGAAAAAGCATTAAAAATGGCGGTTGATTTGCGAGACGCCATGAGTACGCAACTTGATGTAAATGGTGATGCCATTGCATTTGCTGAAGCAAACAAGATGGATACC